AAACAGGTGCTGGAAGCGGCAGATTATATCACCACGGACGTGGATAAAGACGGCATCTGGAACGCTCTGAAGTGGTTGGGAGTGCTGGATAAGTAAAAGCAACAACACTGTTGTGAAAATATGTAATTTGAAAAAGCGTGAAAGCCAATAGGATACCGACTTTCACGCTTTTTAAGCAAATGAACGAAGCAGATAACGGGAGTCGAACCCGCTTACTGTATTCCTATATACCGCATAAATATTGTATTTACAGAAATTCGTGTTGCATTTCGTGTTGCATACTTTCGATTTACCATGTAATACCATTGTCGGAACAGAATTTTTTAAATTGCTTCTTGCTTAGGTCATTATCGGTCTTGTCAAATAAAATCAGCCAGCAATTATATTTCTTTGTTCTGATCCGTTCTGCACTGTTGTTGAAAATGACATCGTACATATAATTGTCTATCTTTTCATCCACAGCTGTTCTTTCGGCTGAGAATGTCTGCATGTATGTGCTTTTCATAATGTGATCTGTTTGCCAGCCTCCGCGCTCTTGGGCGTACTTGTCAGGAATTTTAAGAAGCGTCATAACGGAAGCATTTACATGTCGTAGGTCATGAAATGTCATGTGCGGGATACCGGCTTTTTTTACAGCTTTTGCAAAACGCTGTGTCATTGCATCCCCACTGAATGGGACCAGTTTGTCGGTCTCTACGGTATCGATTAAATCTTTTATATATGGTGGCAATCGAAGTGTTCTGTCACGGGCCTGTCTCTTCCCCTTATTTTTTACAACAACCTTATTGTGCTCATCCTTTACCAACACTTCTTTTATAGTGATATACCAACCATCGGTAGAGATGGATTTACTTTTGGTAAGTCCCTGGATCTCTGATGCGGAAAGCGAAAGCCACATAGCAAGAATAACAGGCAATTCCATTTCCGTCCCTTTGAAGATGTTGTACAGAACATCAGGAGAGGAAAGCTCATGTTGGTTATGTTCCAACTGTGGAAGAGTGATATCTTTTTCAATATTTGGTGCATAGCTGTTCAGAACAGCACATAGTAGTCCGTATTCGTTATGTACTGTCTTGGATGAAAGCGGCTTCGGGTTTTTCTTTCCGGTGGTACGTTTACATTCGGCATTTACGGCACTTTTTAGTAGATCCCCCGTTATACGTGATAGTGGCATAGCCATGATAGACACAAATGCATTTCTCTGAATGGTCCGGTATCCTCTTATGGTGGAAGGTGATAGGATAGCATCAGATTCACTGATATATTTGTCTATAGCTTCTGATAGTGTGAGATTACCATAATTACACACTTTCCGTTTACCTGATTTGATTTCTGCTTTGATTAAATTAGCATCATTTGCAGTGGCAGCAGTGATAGATTTATATATCCTTTTCTTTTTCTGCTTTCCAGTCTTCGGATCAATTACAGGCTTTCCGTTTTCATCATATACAAGTTCAGAGTGATCGTAGACCTGCCGCCGGATGTTTCCACTGGGGAGTTCCCCTTTTTTTCTTCGTGCCATAGTATCCTCCTTTTTGGGTATAAAAATACCCGGTGACTTGATTTTTACGTCCCAGGATGATACTATTGGAATGAACGTATAGTAGTATCCTTCGGGACTATTATCATCATCAGCTCTGGTGCGCCAACACTGGGGCTGATTTTAACAGAATTAAAGGGAAGGAGTGGTGAGATGTATAAAAGATTAAAAATTTTATACAATATTATAATGTATCTTTCCCTGTTTATGGCAGTTATGGGTGTATATTGCCATATTACATATAACTTTGTAGACGATAGTTCTATCATCTATTATTTTATTTTTGGAGTTATATTCTCCCTTTTTATGATTCTTCTTCTGCGTCATCTGTTTCTTCAACTTCATCGTTTAATAACAATGAGGGATCGCACGATGAAGCGATAGGTTTGATTTGCATGGAAGATTTGCATTTATTTAAGGTTTGAAGGTGTGCTATTAATTGGTCTGAAGATACCCCATTTTGTTTTAAACGCTCCTCTATTTCCAGTGCTTTTTCTAAATTTTCTAATTGTAATTTTGTAAGTTCTACTTCATTTCTTGCTTTTTCATTTTTTATAGAAATAAAGTCTTTAATAATTGACGGGATTCCTGGTAATTCCACCGTTAAAAACTTACCACCACCAATTACGGCTGCGATAGCAATTAAAATCAAATAATTATTTGAAAACCAATTGTAAATTTCCTTTATAGAAAACACAATATCTCCGATGGAATGCACAGAAGCTTGCGCTGATATAGCCATCTCATCAATTTCAGGGGCACATAGAATGGAATTAACACTATACAGAAAACCTGAAAATTCACGAGAGGTTATAGGACCAGGTTTCCCTACATGGAAGACAAGCCTTGTTGTGTTATTATAGGAGTAACAATTATACAGATGATCTAATATGATTTCCGCATAAGAATCAAGGTTTGTAATTCCGTGATATGATGAAATTGCTTTATATAAATGATAGTTTAATTCTTCTCCACGAACGGTTCTAATTATTGTTATCGAACGTCTCTTTTTGTAAGGGCATGAGACCTCATTTATTAATACTTCTTTGCTTTCTATTTTTTGTATAGTAGAAATCTCATCTTCGTATGTTATTTGATCATCCTCATAGTATTCTCCAGCATAAGCAAAAGTGACTAATCGACTGGATAAACTAGGTATTATTAAAATATCACCAGGTTTAATATCTAAAATAAAACTTTTACATTTATTAATGACTAGTTTTGGACGCTTTATTTCAGGGTATGCATCAGTAATCTCTTGACCCAAGGCATCCGATGTTGCATCAGAAAAACTAGTGTCTGATGTGATTGTGTTCCAAGCCAAAGCAACATAGTTTCTATTTATGAATTCCTTATAAAAGTACCCCTTTTTTGTCCGAACCATCCAAAATCGAGTATCTGAAGGAATTTGTAAAAGTTTAAAATCTAAAATTGCATCATACAATTCTGATTTTTGTATATCCACGGTGCTCATTTGTACTCCTTCCAAACATCAGTTCGTTACATGACGTTTTTTTTTACGGAATACTGCGGTAGAACTTAAGCTTTACTTAAATATTACTCTGTTGTTTATTATTTCGACATTTATACCATGCTGTGATAGCTCATAGATGAAATTATATTTTACTCGATAATTATAAGCATTGTGGTTGTTGCATTAGGTTCTTCATCTTGTGAAATAGTTAATGTAGTACAACCTGAATGCAAAGCTTTAATTGTGAAATAATATGCACCTAAATCATTTTTGTTATTAGTCCAGTCGAAACTAATGTTACCGTTGTCTAAGTGAGCTGTGAATGGTATATCTCCCCAATATGTGAATATCCCAGTGTATGTATCTCCACATTTTAAATAAAGAACATCTTTAGTAACTGAAAAATTCATACCAGAATTTTTGCTATCATAATTTTTTAAGTAAGATATCAAACTTTGGTATTTGTCTTCATTGTTGGCACGATATAATCCATCTTCTTGCAGATAAGCTACCCTTTCCGAAAGATATTTGTTTTCTTTATATTTGGTATATGAATATACACAGCTAATGACCAACAGTACCGAAACAATTCCCGAAATAATCATGAAAGTAATGGAAAGGGAGTTTATATATTTCTTATGTTCTGGATATTCCATCGAGGGCTCATAGAAAACAGGTTCATTATCTAATGCTTCCATCTTAGGAATATCATCCGTATTATCGCCATTTTCATTAAATATCTTAAAGATGATTTTTCTATTATGAAAATAGTAAAGGTTTATACCACAATAGAAAATTCTTGTGATAGAATTGCCAATCAAATAGCTTGTAACTTGTAATGTTCCTAAATAATCAAACAATACAAATACATTCAATAAAAATCCAAATAACGCTTGCAAAACTAGGAAGATTAATATAAATGTATATCCTAAATCACTTGCAAAATATATCCCGTATCCCAAAAAGCAATCACATATTAAGCACAGCAGCCAAACTGATAACGCAATATCGGACATACTGATATTATACATTATATGCAGTTGCGCTGGATAAGTTAGTAGGCTAACTGTGCCTATAACGAGTGCAATCCGAAGCCACCACCACCAAGCAATCCCTTTTCTAAAGCCATAATATTTTTTTGCTAGTTCGTATTTCTTATTTAGCGTCAATCTCATAATTTCCCTCCATGTCGTGATTGCTCACGCAGAACACAATTCTTTTGCAATTTCCATGTCATGTGCTTCCAACTCAATCTGGTTCACATCTTGCTTTTCAAAATCCCCATTTTTAATGTGTCGCATGGCGTGTGCATAGGATTCTATGTGCCGCTCATGCGTCAGACGGGAATTGAGAAAGATGCTGTAGGATCCATCTGGATTCTCTACGACCTGCTCTGGAATCATTACATCCATGTCTATCAATATAGTGTTTACTTCCAATTTCATCACCCTTTATAAATGTAGCACAATTAAAGTACTATTAAATGTACTTATGTATCGGATCCTGATTCAGAATTTTGTAGGTTCTTCATAAATTCAATATGTGCTTTCAACCTTTCAGGTGACATTTTTCTGCTCATATCAAATAATGATTTTAAATCAGGATTATCGAATATTTCTTGTGCAATTTCTCTTGTTTCATCATTTAGGTAATAAGGCATTTCTTCACCGATTACTGTATCGGTTCCAGTCATAATGTTTAAATCGCCACCTAAATACTTATAAATTAACAAAGCTCTATCATAAGGAATATTATCCATTTTTTTAGGATTAAGATATCCATTAGAAAAACCTAAATCCTTTTCTAATTTAGATATTGCAATTCCTTTTTGTTTACAAAGATCTCTAACATATTCAACACCAGTCATAGGTTCCTCCAAATTAGAAAAATTCCTAAAAATAGTATTGACAAATTAGACTCTATCCTATACAATAAAACCATGATTTAGGAAAAATCCTAAAAATGAATAGCGTTGAAAAAGGAAAGAGCTCTTAAAATTGTCTGGTAAACATATTTTAGATTATTTCCTAAACAATGTCAATAGGATTTTTCCTATTTCCTAATAGAAGGAGGTGTTTTATTGATTTATGAAAATGTCAAGAAATTGGCAAATGAACAGGGAATGAGTATTGCAGCATTAGAGAAAAAAGCTGGAATTGGAAATGGCGTAATCAGTGGTTGGAAAAATAGCAGCCCTAATGTTGCAAGCGTTCAGGCAGTAGCCAAGGTATTAAAAGTAAAAGTTTCCAAGTTAATTGAGTAGGAAAGGAGAAAACGGATGCCAAAGGTATCATACATGAGATCAGAAGAAAACCGTAAGCGGTTGTCAGCGAGATCATCTGCCGGGATACAGCGGTATATGGCTCTGCGGAGCATGACAGATGATCGGCTGGCGGACAAGCAGAATGTCACGGTGAAAACGATTCAGAATCACCTGAGAGATCCCGGCAACATGAAGCTGAGAGATATTTGGGAGCTGGCAGCTATACTGGATGCTCCGGTAGGAGAACTGGCAGGCGGCGATCTGCCGGAGGAAATGATGGCAAAGCTAATGCAGATGAAATTTGACTAAAGTTTTCGTGCCGTGCCCTGTACGTGGTGTAAACCACAACCCCTTTTCTTACACTTCTGACATGAGCGGTGTCCAGTCGCACACTGGGCATCACGTAGAGGGTACGGACAAGCATTGGAAGTTAGAAATGATTGAACTGAATTTATCACAGGAAGAATGGATAAAGTTCATAGCACTGGCAAAAAAGGAAATGACAGAGAGAGGTTTGTCTGTCAATGACCTGGCTGACGGAATCGGGAGACCGAGAGGAAGCGTAAGAAACTTTTTTGCGAAAACCAGCAATCACAGCAGATTCTTGGCCGCAGAGATCGCGGAGTATCTGGGAATGAAGAGAGGAGGTAGAAAGTGAGAAAGGTATTTAATCTGTCAAATCTGTACGGAGCCGCAGCATTTTTATTGCTGTTTATTCTTCCGGCAGGATTTGCAGGGGCAGAAATGTACATATCCGCACTGACATGTGCGGGAATAGGTGGCGCATGCGCGTACCGGTCCATGAAAGAAGATGGACAAATAAAATAGGATCCCGCACCGACCAAAGCAAGGGATCCTAAAAACAACACTGATAATGCTATTTGTGTATATTTTACAACACGGAAAGGAAAAATGCAATGAAAAAAACAATACTGATTTATGAAAGCGATAAGGAGAACAAAATTGGCACACTTAAGGCTGAAGGAAATTTATTAGAGCTTATAGCCGGAGCAGGAGCAATATTAATGAACGTATCTAAGATGGCAGCTAAAGCATTGGATGAGGAACCGGAAGATATGGCAATTAGAATTGCCGGTGCCACAATTGATATGCTCACGGATGAGAAGAAGGGAGAAGCCAATGAGTAAATTAACGAATGACGACAAGAACAAGGTTAGAAATTTCATGATGGCATCATTGCCGGATTTAGAAAAAATCTGTAAGCATATCATTCAGTGCGGACTGGCTACAGATAAGATAGTCAGCATTGCAATGACAGGGGATGGATATATCAGCATTGATTTCCACGAGATGAAGGGAGCCAGCGTATATAGAAAAGATATCTGTGATCACGTGAAGCTGAAATTTGAGGAAATAGAATCCTTAGAAATTCAGAGATAAAGGAGACGGGATGAAAGAAAAGATTGAACAATTGTTAATGAGTACGGATCGGCATGGAATATGTGATCTGATTGCACACATGGAAATGGAAGGCTTTTTCGAGGCTCCCTGCAGTGGAGCAAAACATCTGAGTAAGGAAGGTGGACTGGCAGAACACAGTCTGAATGTGTATGAAATCATGAAACGCCTGAACAAGACGTTGGATACCAGGTATACGGATGACACCATTATCTTATGTGCTATCCTGCATGATCTCGGAAAGATGGGAGACCACGGAAAGCCTAACTACGTGCCGTACATCCTTAAGAGCGGTAAGCAGTCGGATGTGACTCCGTATAAAACAAATCCCGATCTGCCGTATGTGGATCATGAGATCCGGTCTGTGACCATTGCAAGAATGTATATTTCTCTGACGGAAGAGGAAGAGCAGGCTATCCTGTGGCACAACGGACTGTATGGCATTTTTAAATATGAGATCTCCGGCAAGGAGACACCGCTGTATCTGCTGTTACATATGGCGGATATGTGGGCGAGCAGAGTGGTAGAAAAGGAGGACAACACGGATGAAACAGTTTAGAGCACTGACGGCTGATGATATTGAATGCCGTGTGTCAACGGTATCGGATAAGGGATGCAGTTTATTACTCTATAAAGATGCCAGGTGCGACATGAAGATTCTGGACGAGACCGTGGGACCGGAGAACTGGAAGAGATCACATGAACTGATCAACGGTAATTTGTTCTGCAATGTGTCCCTCTGGGATGAAGGTAAGAAAGAATGGGTGACCAAGCAGGATGTCGGTACGGAATCTTACACCGAGAAAGAGAAGGGACAGGCTTCGGACGCATTTAAGCGTGCCTGTTTTAACTGGGGGATTGGCAGAGAGCTTTATACTGCACCATTTATTTGGATCAAGTCAGAAAACGTTACACTGACTCAAAAAAACAACAAATTCACCACATACGATAAATTCAGAGTTACTCAGATAATTGTTATTAATGGTGAGATTAAAGCCCTTGCAATAAAAAATGATTCCCTTGGGAAAATGGTTTTTTCCTATGATGTAAGATCTGCAGAGGAGAAAGGAAAGAAGTAATGGAATTTACCGGGAAAGTGGCTGGAATCACAATGGATTTCATGTCGGGCAAATATAACATATCGTTTCAAGTGGACTCAGCCGATGCCGTGACCAGCCAGTTTGACGGTATCAAGGATGCGGAGAAGCTGACCATTACTGCTGTTAAATTCCGTCAGAAGAGATCACTGGATGCGAATGCCTATTACTGGCAGTTAATCACAAAGTTGGCAGAAGCAATGCATATCTCCAAGGGACGGATGCACAACATGATCCTGAGGAAGTACGGACAGAGGGAATACATCGAGGGAAAGCTTGTCACTCTAACACTCCCGGACACGGACAAGGCAGAGAACACGGCATTAGAAGCTGAGACTTACCATATCGGTCCGACATCACAAGTGCGTGAAGGCAAGGACGGAACCATGTATCGCACATATGTCATGTACCGTGGCTCTCACGATTACGACACCAGGGAGATGAGCGAACTTATCAATGGACTGGTATCCGAATGTAAGGAAGTTGGTATTGAAACCCTTACACCAGCGGAACTGGACGAGATGATGAAAGCGTGGAAGCCATGAAGAAGTGTTGGAGCGTTCTTACGGACGATATGGGATCCTGCTATATCACCCATTTGGGAGTAGTCCATATCCACCATGTGTTTAACGGCAGCCGAAAGAAAGCCAGTGAAGAAAGAGGATTTCTGGTACCGCTGCATCCAACCTTACATACATACGGACCGGACAGTGTGCACATGAAACCGAATCGGGGACTTGACCTGCGACTGAAGCAGGAATGTCAGCGGTATTATGAGGAGCATTACGGCACCCGTGAAGAGTTTATAAAAGAGTTTGGAAGGTCTTACCTATAAGGTTGCAACACCTGCCTATACGGGGCGAAAGAAACCGTTCATGTAGTGGTGTCTCACAAACAAGCCATTATTATTGTCAGGGCGGACGGGGATCCGCCCGGGAGGTGGTCTATATACTGATTGAGAATTACATACCTTTTGGTTATGCCAACAGAATATCAAGACAAAAACTTGTATCAGATACAAACATGAGTGATCGGAAAATCCGTCAGGAATTGGAAGATGCACTACTGCTCAGAGGGACATTGGTTATCAATATTGACAATGGATATTTCCAACCTGATGGCAGTCTGGAAGACCGGCAGAGGGTAAAGGAATATCTATTCCGGGAGAAGGCAAGGACGAGCAGTTGCAATAAGCGTTGTAAGGCTATACGGAAGTGCCTGACACCTAAAGCAGAGAATACTGGTCAGATGTCGTTGAAAGTTTTCGGAATAGGGTAGGTGGGCTGAATGGATTACATAAAGCTGAGCCGAAAGATACTGGATTGGGAATGGTATGGGAATATAAATACCTGCCGTGTATTTATTCATATGCTTTTAAAAGCCTACTGGAAAGACAAGAAGATTGAGGGAACTGTGATTCCCAGGGGTTCATTCCCTTCATCGTATGGGCGATTAGCGGAGGAGACACAACTCACGGTTGACGAAGTAAGAACCGCAGTAAAGCATCTAATTTCTACCAAGGAGATTACCAAGCATGCAACCTCGAAATACACCGTATTTACGGTAAATAATTACGATGCTTACCAAATCATCCCAAGCAGTTTCCCAAACGATTCCCAAACGATTCCCGAACGATTCCCAACAAAAGAAGAATATAAAGAAGGGAATAATAAAAAAGAAGAACCTAAAGGTTCTAAGAAAAAATTTATCCCCCCGACCGTTGATGATGTTCGTGCCTATTGCCAAGAGCGGAACAATAAAGTTGATCCGCAGAAGTTTGTTGATTTCTATTCGTGCAAAGGCTGGATGGTTGGAAAAAATCACATGAAGGACTGGAAAGCGGCGGTAAGGACCTGGGAGAAATCCAGTAGTCAGAGCAAAGAGGCACCGGAGGAGAAAAGGTTCGATGCAAACAAAGGAATGATGCAAACTGACTACGGAGATATGTCGGAGTTTGAAAAAGCCATGTTGGCAAATTGAAGGGAGAACGATGAGCAATCAAAATTATCGAAAGGCAATGGCCATTGAAGCCAAAAACAAGAAGAGGATACTGGAGATCAATCCTCACGTTGATGATGACAGCGGTATATATTTCCTGACACGGATGGACGAGGATGGAATCCGTTATGCGTACATAGGGCAGGCTAAACATCTGCTGACAAGACTGGCACAACACCTCTCAGGATACCAGCACATAGACCTGTCAATGAGAAAGCACGGACTGTATACCACGGACAATATCTACGGTTGGAAAATTGGATTTATGTGGTTTCCGATTGAACAACTGGACGAGATGGAGCAGAAATACATCCGGCAATATGCCCAGTCCGGTTACCAACTCAGAAACAAAACAGCCGGCGGTCAGGGCGAGGGTAAGAAGCAGATTGATGACTACCGCCTCTCTAAAGGTTATAGGGACGGAATAGAGCAGGGTAAAAGGATGTTGGCGAGGGAATTACTGTCTATCGCAGAAAAGCACCTTAAAATCGATTTGAGAGAGGATAAGAGGAGGAATAAAATCTCCCAGAAGCAATACGAGAAATTCATGGCACTGATCCATGCGGAGGGCAATGATGAAAGCGTACATGATAGTGACGAATGATGAATTGGAACTGCCGGTGAAGATGGATATCTTTGGTGCAAAAGCCGCGGCTGATTACCTGGGGATACCGGAACAGACATTTCGGACCTGCCTGCATAGGGATTCATGGTGTCGGAAAACGCATAGGTATAAGGCTGTGGTTGATGAATATGCCACGATAAGGCTCCGGGCAGAGCGCAAGGAAGAAATGGATGCACATTGGAAATATAAGCGTGCATTTGACCCTGCATACCGCGAGAGAAGACATAAATACGACAGAGAAAGGTGGATAAAGAAACGTGAGCAGAGGATTTCACAGTGATGATGAATTGCGGGAGATGGAAGAACATCCAGGAGAGATACCAAGACATATCGGAAGCCGAAGCCAAACTGGCAGAAATGGAAGGTGCGGAATGAAGAGAGAAGAAGTTATTTACTGCTTAAAGGCTCAGAGTGAACGGTACTCAGAGGTTTGTGAAGAATGTCCTCTGTACGGACAAACTGGAGTAGACCATTGCTGTGAGGATGCATTACAAATGGCAATCACCGCCTTGCAGAATCAGCCGGTGTGGATTCCGGTAAGCGAGAGGCTGCCGGAAGAGCCGAAAGAAAATGAGATATTTGATAACAAGCCATTGGAGTTATATCTTGTATCAATTAAAGGCGATCCCTACCCATTCAGAGCGTTTTGGAATGGGAAGTTTTTTACGAATGGTTGGCAAAAATGTGAGGTTACAGCCTGGATGCCACTGCCGGAACCGTACCGGGAAAGAGATGTAGATTATGGCGAAATGTAAGAATTGTAAACATCTGTGTACCATGTATAATCACACAAAAGAATCTTTTAAGTGGTGCTCATTGATAGATGATTGTCCGCAGGAAGATATCGAAAGAAACTGTGATTTCTACGTACACATGACCAACGCAGACCGTATCAGGAGCATGACGGACGAGGAACTGGCAAGAGTACTGAAAAAGGCATTCAACTGTGGAGGACTTATTGCAATGAATCAATCATCCACAGAATGCAGAGGTTGTAAAGCTGGGTATTGCTGCAACATAGATGATTGGCTGAAAGCGGAAAGTGAGGAATGAGGATGCAGGATAGATATTTATTCAGGGCAAAGCGCAACGGTGAATGGGTAAAAGGTGGATTATGTGAAACATCATGGGGGAGTAGTTTTATTATCACAAATGATCCAAATATAGTGCCGGACACTATTAAGGTAGATCCGGATACTATCTGTCAGTGTACCGGATTAAGAGATCACGATGGGAATCTGATATACGAAAATGATCTTGTTGCAAGTGAAGATGAAACCTGCGTAATCAAATGGGATGAAGAATCCGCACGATATTTGATGGTGTTGATTGATGATGGATTAGAGGGGGCATGTAACAGTTTTTGGGGAAAAATTGTTAGAGTGGTCGGCAATGTATTTGATAATCCGGAACTGTTGGAGGTAGATCATGACGGAGAATGAAGCGATAAGAGAATTTCAAAATATTAGACCTCATAGTGGAATGATTCCAGTGCGTATGGCAGAAGCGGTAGATACGGCAATCAAGGCACTGGAAGAAGTACAGCAGTACCGCCAGATTGGAAAGATTAGCACCTGTAAGAATGCCGTTGAGATCTGCAAAGCTATGATCGAGCGTGGGATTGACCCGGACAATATCGCTGAGTACATCAAGTTTGAGGATAACCTGATGCAAAGAGGGTACGACCTCAAAAGGCTGCTTGAGATGATGGAGAAGCATAAGCAGTACTGCCAAATCGGCACGGTGGAGGAATGCCGGGCGGCGGTAGAGAAGCAGACGGCGAAGAGACCGGATTACGAGGGAGACGGATACTCAGATGGACAGCTTGTATATGATACGTGGATTTGCCCTTGCTGCGGTCAACATTATGAAGTTGACTGTGATAGATATGATTATTGCCCTAATTGTGGGCAGAAATTAGATTGGAGTGATGAAGAATCATGAAAAAATATTGTTGTACCTGTAAATGGTACGCTGAATATGAGGGCGTTTGCTGTAATAGAAAAAGTGAGCATCTGTCTGATTTCCGATGTTTGGATGATACATGCGAGGAATGGGAGGGCGAACGATGAAAATACTGATTGATATTCCAGAGGCATTTGAAGCGGACTATAACGCAGACCGATTCGCAGATTTCTTCCAACGATGTATTGCGGATATGGGTACCTGCTGCGGTAACTTTGAGTTGGAAACCGCAGTGATGATGGAAAAGGCATTCGCAGAGAGCAGACTTTACGACCCGGACAAGGTTACGGAGCAGTTGAAATATAACATCACTTTATTCATTGATAAGGATGGGGAAAAGGTGTTACTTTATGATGCAATTGAGATCGTAAAGGCAGGCGGCAATGCTGATTTGCTTATTGACAGGGCAAAATCAAAAAGCGGAGAACGCATACCGTATGACGGGAAATGGAAATAAAGGTAGGTGATGCAGATGGAACACATTAATTACACTGCCCTGTACGAGCAGAATGCGGACTTTAAACGGTATGTTGACCGATACTGCGTAAAGCACCGGATCAGCGTCGCAGAAGCCTTACAGCACTACCTGGTGCAGATGGCGGGCAGGATGTACAAGGAGCAGATGGATAACAAGGTAGAATAGATTAGAAAGGAGTAAGAGGTTTGCTGGCCAGCGTGAAAGACGTCTTTACTCCGAGAAGAAAATGGAATCAGTAAAAGAAAGAATGGATAGGATTGGCGCTTATGTGAAAATCGCTTCATTCATGCAAAAAGAAAAACAAGATTTTGCTTTTAAGCGTAAGTATGCGCAGATTAGGGCAGAAGAGTTTAAATCTGAATGTGATAAGCGGGGGCTGAACTGCCATGTATCGGTAGGTGGACTGGATAGCATAATCCTTTACATATTCCTAAAAAAGGTGTGTAACATTGATGTTCCAGGAATATCCGCATCATATCTGGAAGACAAGAGTATTCAGAAGGTGCACAGGGCAATCGGAATTATCAATGTACCACCGTTGAAACGCGAGGACGGAACCTATTGGAGTAAACCGAAAGTGATACAGGAATTCGGATTCCCGGTAATATCTAAGGAAGTGGCAGCCAAGATAGAATTGCTACAGAACCCTTCTGAGAAGAATAAAACTGTGCGCCATGCCATTATTACCGGGGAGACTGGGGAATATGGTGGGTGGCAGAAAGATTCCCGAATGAAACTTAACCACAGATGGCTGAAGCTGTTCGGTGGGTATGAGAACGAAAACGAGGGATGTGATTATCAGAAGCCTGATTTCTTGGTATCGTCCAAGTGCTGTTATTACCTCAAAGAAAAGAACTGTGATGACTGGGGAAAAGAGCATAACAGTGTACCGTATTTAGGGCTGATGGCATCCGAGGGCGGCAGACGTGCCAAGAGCCTGCGGATGAACGGCTGCAACTACTTCGGAGCATCCACAATCAGATCAGCACCGTTTGCTATATTCCACCGACAGGATATTCTGTCCCTGGCTCTGGAAATGGGCGAGCAATGGAGAAATGGATGGAAAGATGAATTCCATGAGCAGTTATTACGTGAGGGAAAGCTTACAGAGAATTTTGTGATGCCAGATTCACTGATTCCAGAGATCTACGGAACTATTGAGAAGAAACCGGACGGAACTCTGTATACTACAAAAGCGCAGCGTACCGGATGCAGCATGTGTGGTTTCGGAATACACATGGAGAAACGGCCACATAGATTTGATTTGCTCTATGAGAGCAATCCCAAAGAGTGGGATTATCTGATGTTCCATATGTGCAAGGACGCAGCTGGAAATGATTATGGCTGGGCAAAGGTACTGGAATATATCGGTGTGGGCTGGGATCCGACAACGATTGGCGGAAACTGTAAAGGGCAGATGAGCCTGGATGATTTTCTCAAAGAATAGGCACATGGCAGCTTAATGCTACCAAGGCCATATGGGACGAAACTGTTCTGATAGTTCGTAGATTCGGAACCATAGCTCAGTGTATTGCATAAAGACAGCAGAACAAAAGCAGAATGCAAATTCATCAGGAAGAATTGTTGAAACTATTTTAAGTGTAATGAAAAGAATAACCAACGAAATGGTTAAAAATTGTGTTTTAAGTATTTTAAACATAGGCATGTCTCCTTTGAAAATATGTGTTTTTGAAATTTTATACCATTATTATGTCAGATTTGTAGCTACAAAAGATATTTCTGCATGGAAATTCAATTTTAATCAAGAAAGGAGCCGAACCTCCGGCCGGGGTAACGCTATAGCAGGTTCCTTTTGAAAAAGTGACTTACAGAGAGTTTTTAGAATCAAAAATAGAACTGGCGCAGGACAGCGGATTTGTTGTGGATCCTGCAAAGATCAATAAAGCATTGAAACCACACCAGCGGGACGCTGTGATGTGGGCACTGAAAGGCGGTAGACGGGCACTTTTTGAATCTTTCGGTCTGGGTAAGACCATACAGGAAATTGAATTCTGCCATCAGGCAGCAGATCACTGTGGCGGTAGAGCACTGATCGTGTTGCCACTTGGAGTAAAGCAGGAGTTCACCAGGGATGCGGTAGATATCCTTGGATATGAGCGCCCGGAGTACTGCCGGACAATGGAAGAGGTGGAACAGAGTACAAGCCAGATTGTGTTAACAAATTATGAGAGAGTCCGGGATGGAGACATCCGGCCGGAATACTTCGCAGCTACTTCGTTGGATGAAGCTAGTGTTCTTCGAAGTTTTGGAAGTAAGACCTATCAGACATTTTTGGATAAATTTAAAAACGTGCCGTATAAGCTGGTAGCCACGGCAACACCATCACCGAACAAATATAAGGAGCTGATCCATTATGCTGGATATCTGGAGGTAATGGATACTGGGCAGGCCCTTACAAGATTCTTCCAGCGTGACAGCACCAAGGCGAATAACCTGACACTTTACCCGAACATGGAAGATGAGTTCTGGATGTGGGTAAGCAGCTGGGCATTGTTTATTACAAAACCTTCTGATCTCAATCCGGAGTATTCCGATGAAGGCTACGATCTGCCGGAACTGGATGTGCGGTGGCATGAACTGCCGGTACATTACGGGGATACGGCGGACAGGGATGGCCAGATGCAGTTATTCCAGGAAGCGGCGGAAGGATTGAAAGAAGCAGCTGCCGTAAAGCGTGATAGCATCGGGACGAGGGTAGCAAAGATGCAGGAGATTGTAAATGATTCCCCAGATGATCATTTTCTGCTGTGGCATGATCTGGAAAGCGAGCGCGCGGCAATTCTGAAAGCAATTCCCGGGGTGGTAGATATCTACGGATCTATGGACTACGATCTCCGGGAGCAGAGAGTGATTGATTTCTCCAATGGTAAGAGCCGGCTGTTTGCTACCAAGAAATCATTATCCGGATCCGGATGTAACTTTCAGAGGTACTGTCACCGGGAGATATTTCTGGGGATTGATTATGAGTTTAACGATTTCATTCAGGCAATACACAGATGCTACCGGTTCCTGCAGACGGATCGTGTGGTAATTGACATCATCTACATGGAGAATGAGCGGCAGATCCGTGAAGCGCTGGAAGAGAAATGGAAGAATCATAATCACATGGTTGCAAAGATGATTGAGATCGTAAAGAGGTATGGCCTGAATTCTGCGAATAAGGCAGAGCGGCTGGAAAGGAAGATGGGCGTGGAAGGAAGCAGAGAGGAAAGAACGGTAAGAGGAAATCATTATGAAGCGGTATATGGCGACTGCGTAGAAGAGACCAGAGCAATGGAAGGTAACAGCGTTGACCTGATACATACATCTATTCCCTTCGGTAACCACTACGAATACAGCGCCAATTATAACGACTTCGGACACAATCAGGATACGGGCAGGTTTTTTGAACAGATGGACTTTTTGACACCGGAACTGCTCCGGGTATTACGTCCCGGCAGAGTGGCAGCAATCCATGTAAAGGACCGCGTACTGTTCGGAAATGCCACTGGTACCGGAATGCCTACTATCGAACCTTTCCATGCACAGTGCATCGGTCATTACATGAAGCATGGCTTCCAGTATTTCGGAATGATCACTGTTGTAACGGATGTGGTCCGTGAAAACAACCAGACATACCGTCTTGGATGGACAGAACAGTGCAAGGACGGATCCAAGATGGGAGTAGGGTGTCCGGAATATATCCTGCTTTTCCGCAAGCTGCCGACAGACAGATCTACGGCGTATGCGGATGATCCTGTCAAAAAATCGAAAGAAGATTACACCCGCGCCCAGTGGCAGATCGACGCACACGGATATTGGAGATCATCCGGAGACAGGCTGATCAGTAAGGAAGAACTGGAGAGCATATCGGTAGACAACCTTCAGACCGTGTACAGGGAATACAGCCGGGAGCATATTTACAGCTATGAGGAACATGTAGAACTGGCAAAGAAGCTGGACGAAAACGGGAAACTCCCGGCTACCTTCATGGTGGTTGCGCCGGGATCCTGGAATCAGATGGAAGTGTGGGATGACATCAACCGGATGCGTACCCTTAACACCACGCAGAGCCGCAGGCGGGCACAGATGCACGTATGTCCATTGCAACTGGATATCGTGGAGCGGATCATCAACAGATACAGTAATGAGGGCGATACGGTCTATGATCCGTTTGGTGGCCTGATGACAGTACCCATGACAGCTATTAAGATGCACCGGTACGGTAAAGGTTGTGAGCTGAATCCAGATTACTTCAGGGATGGTGTGGGGTACCTGCAGGCAGCGGAGAATGAGGTGGACGAACCTACATTGTTTGATTTTATGCCGGAGGTGATGGCATGAAAGAATCATGGAAAGATATACCTGGATATGATGGAAAATATCAGGCTGATATGGAAGGGAATATTCGTAGGATATATCAATCAGGGAAGACAAGGCTCATGACTCCGTATCACAAAAAAATGTCAGGAAGCCAGCGTTTGGTAGTAAAAATGACACGGGATAAGAAAGCAAAGGAAGAGATACTGGTACAGATAATGGCAAAGACATTTCTGGGGAACCCTCTTCCTGGGCATGTCCCATACAATAAGAACGGATGTCAGGAAGATAATTACATACAGAATATTGCATATATCAGCCGGAGAGATCTTGGAAACCTAACCGGGAGGAATGCCAAAAGACAACCTGTTGCCAAGATAGATGCGTCCGGGGAAATCGTAGAAGTATATTCATCAGCAAGGGAATGTGCCAGAAAAAATTATATGAGTTATCAGACGATCATAGACAGATGCAATGGAAAATGTAAGAGTGCGTATGCCCCTGATGGTTATGCGTATGCTTGGGATGACAAGGAAGTGAGCATGAGAAACGCTATAAGAAAAATAGAGCGTGAAAATGGGTATATGCCAAAGTCAAGAAATGTGGATTTCGAGTTTTAGGAGGATATATGGGAAAGAGACATTTAACACCGGCAGAGATTAAGGAGCAGTGCAAGCGGATCGCCCGGGAAAGCCGTATGGCTGACCGAACCCCCTGGACGGCTATGGGAATCATCTGCAGCTATGTGATCATGCGACGGGAGGGATTCAGGGGGCAGCGGATCTCCCGACTGGCGAACAAGGTTAATGAGATGGAAGCGGACTGGTCCGCGGGCAAGATTGGTATGAAAGAGATTAGCCAGCGGCTGATGGATAAGACTGGATGGTCCATTGAATATAAAGCCTATACCGAGGATGACATCACTGCCCGGAAGGGGTCCTATCAGTACTGGCTTGATAGGCAACAGATCGGACCACAGAACATCATCAATGAGCAGGCTACAAGGTATATGCTGTTTTTCTTCACGGCGCTGATGGACGAATATGGATTCGGCAAAGACCGGCTCACTCGCGTTGAAGAGTATATGAATGAACTTTTGCTGTCATATCAGCAGGACAAGACTACTGTCCGAGAGTGGTCCCGTGCATTACTCACGGAAGCCGGGGTGGTCATGGAACCGCCGGTGGATCCGCTTACACAGACTGCAGGAAGCATCATGACTGGTTAAAAAGTGAAATCAGAAACTAAAAAGTGAAATTGAGATTTGAGTTGTTGCTTGGAAACTCAAAAGAAAGTTACCAGCAAGTTAAAATCCCCCGATAATACGGGCAGAAATCGAACTGGTAAAGAAAATTTACTAGTTGGGCAATTAAAGAAAGAGAGGATATTATCTATGATTAAACAGGAAATCAATGAGATTAAGAAATTATTTACAGAAAGGAATTGTTCTATCACCCGGATCTGCGGATGTTACGTGGATGGTGGGAAGAATAAGAAAACCGAATTGAAGCAGGCATTTCTGGCACTGCCGGAGGAAGAGATGTTCAAGTACTTTGAAATTTTGCGTAAGAGTCTGTCCGGCACCATCGGCAAGAATCTACTGAATCTGGAATTCCCGTTAAAGAGTGAAACGGAGGGCGGAACACAGGAGTTCCTGCTGCGTCTGCGAGACAGCAAATTAAGAGACGATGCACTGCTGGAGCAGTTCTACGACCGCATCATTGAATCTTATGAATATGTGGGCAATTATCTGATCCTGCTAATCCACGATGCCTACGATGTGCCGGGACGCACTAAGGATGGTGCAGAGATGGAGGATGCTTCAGATGAGGTGTACGAGTACATATTAGCATGCATCTGCCCGGTAGATCTGTCCAAGACCGGTCTGAGTTATAACGCAGAAGAGAATACCTTTCAGAACCGTCTCCGTGACTGGGTGGTAGGGATGCCGGATACTGCTTTTCTGTTTCCTGCGTTTAATGACCGCAGCGCAGATATTCACAGCACACTGTATTACTCCAAGAATGCTGCTGATCTGAAAGATGATTTTATTGATAAGGTGTTGGGATGTTCGATTCCCTTGCCTGCGGACTGCCAGAAAGAAGCATTCCAGGCGTTGGTAGAAGAGATACTGGGAGATAACTGCTCCGTGGAAGCTATTAAGAACATCCACGAAGAACTGACGGAGATTGTGCAGGAGCATAAGGAGGACCCTGATCCTGTGGTATTAGATAAAAACAAAGTTGAGACCATCTTTGCCAAAAGTGGTTTGGATGATGACAGCATGGAGGCATTTGACCAGTGCTACGACGATACCGTAGGACCAGACACGGAGCTGCTGCTGGATAATATTTACAGCAGCCGTAGCTTTGAGGTGAAAACCCAGGTTGTGACGGTAAAGGTAAATCCCGATCGCACAGATCTGGTAAAGGCGAAGGTAATTGACGGCAGACAGTGCCTTGTCATCGAGTTGCAGGGAGACGTAGAGGTGAATGGTGTTGCTGTCAAGTCTATGTAACTTAGAATTTATCGCAGTATAAATTGACAAAATGCACTCAAAAAGGAAAGTAGGTGGATAAATGGCTAAAAAGGTTGAACTGAAGGAACTTGCCATTGCATTCGGAATGAAGATAGGTGAACTGTCAGAATATCTTGGGTACACCAGACAAGGCCTGTACAGCATGAATGATGGAACAACCGGGATCTGCACTCGTCGCTATTATTCCATGTTGAAGCTGCTGAAATTTAAAAGCGATAGCATCTACGAGGATGAGGTAGCCCAGGCTAAAAAGCGGCAGCAGGAGCGAGAGAAGCTGATCCAGCAGATGTGCGATAATGTAGGTGCTATAAATATAGTAGAACGTGTATAACAAACTTAGGATTTAGCGGAGGTAGCGGAAATGTGTGATCTTAAGTGGGTAGAAGTTGATCCAGAACAGAATGACTGGGAAATACAATATGATTTAGTTGCCTATGATGGTAATGTCACCATAGGCAGTATCGTGTACTGTGGATCAGAAATAGGCTGGCAGTCGGTTATAGAGGGACATATGGATTATTTGGCAGCAGAAACACTGGCAGAAGCCAAGGATGAAATGATTTGTGCATTGGAAAATCATTGCGATGATCAAATAAACTATTATAAGGATCTGCAAGAAATCATTGATGATCTAAAATGAAATAGAGGGTCAGCCGTTTGACCGTTCAAGATGACCTTATAAACTTCTGAGACGGTACCACGATATTTAGCCTTCTGTCGAAAAACGAAGGACGGTTTTGCTGTTTTTGCGATAAGAAAGCAGCATTTAAACTGAAAGAGAGTATAAAATGTCACGACTTATAACATATCAGTCCGGTGGATTTACGAATTACGGAATCAGCTATCGAAAATATAGTCCGGAAGAATTGGAGGAAAGAAAAAGTATGTGGGTAAAAGGAAAACCCAAAAAAAGTGGAAATTATAGGGTTAGATATCACGGCAATGAAGGAAGGGATGATTATACCACATCAGGTGGTGGGCACTGGTGGAACACCGCTTCATCGAATGATCAGGAACAAGTAGAATATGATCCTGAAAGTTTCAGAGAATTATAATGCGGTAAACTGAAATATCGGAAAAATTGTGTAGTGAAAGGAGATAGGCATGGCGAGACCGAAGAAAGAAGGTAGGAAGAACATCCGGAAGGATATCAGCATGGATCCGGAGCAGTACGAGAGATTAATTGATTACTGCCGGCAGCAGGACAGACCTATCTCCTGGGTGATCCGTCGGGCATTGGACAATTATTTATCGGAGGTGGAATATGAGAAGAATACGGCTTGTTAAGGTATCAGTACCGGAAAGCGTGGCAAGAACGTATGACAGCGTAGGAAACAGAGTAGACGAAGATTTCCGTTGTGCAGAATGTGGCATGGGAGTTGCTCGGGAATATGCCTGTTGTCCTTACTGCAAATGCGAACTTGACTGGGACAAGATTATAGACATGTCTGATCGCACATTCAGAAAAATGTTTGGCTGATTATTGTGTAATTATGCGTAACATTACACAACAAAACTGAAATTTAGTGAAGAAAGGAAGAATTATATGGCTAAAGCAGTATTAGTGATGGATATGCCGGAATCGTGTAGCAAATGTAAGTTTCTGTATGAATTTCAAGGAATCAAAAAATGTCAGCTTATGAATGTCCTCAATATTGGAGCATCAATGCTGTCACAGAACACATTTACAAAGAAACGGCATGATAAATGTCCGCTCCGGGAGCTGCCGGAACGTGAGACAGAGATGACCGATGAGGACGATCTCGGAAAGGATTATGTCAGAGGAACGATGGACGGTTGGAATGCTTGCCTGGATGCGATAGATCCTTCAAAAAATCCATAAATAAAATTTATGTAAGAAAAAGTTGAAAAAATAAAAATATTTATCAAAAAATGCTTTTCTTTACGGTTTTTTTTGACATATCCATATGTAAGACAAATCTGCTTACAAAAAAATATGCAAAGGAGAGCAAAATAATGAAAGAGTGGAGTGTAGTATTATTTGGACATGAGTATTTAATGGCAGCAAGATCTTACGCGGAAGCTGTGAGACAGGTGTGGGAGCTTTTTGACGAGTGTGGAATTGATCCGGAGAAAGATTGCCTGGCAGGAGCAGATGCGGGACCGATTTACGACGCACTTGATCCGGACGATGATGATTGCTTGCCGCCATTCGATACCAGTAATCCGGATTTCCACTGGTTTTAGTATTACTCTATATACTACGGTATTTCTGGGAGTGTCGTACATATCTGTGCGGCATTCCCGGAATCCATCAGGATAACGAAAGGAGTGATAGAAAAAGGAAAAATGTTAAAAGTGTAATAAGTATCATAATACACAATTTGAAATTCCAGCTGCAGAAGGACTGCAATCGTTACATAAAAACAGCGGTAGACCATCCGACCAAAGATATCATCTACCGCTCAACTGCTTACCAGTATCATACCATATGATCCACTGGACGGCAATACGAAAGAGGTGCGCGTATGACCAAAAATGACCTGATCAATGATGTTGCCTATGAATTACGAGATACCATGACACGAGAGCAGATCGACCGCATGAAGATCACCATGTACGTCAAATTGCAGGACTTCGAGCTGGTAGAGAGTAAACAATTGCCGGTTGTCGTAGATCACGATAACGAATGGCTGATGCAGAGATACTGCGTCGATGGAGTAGCGGCAGGACTGCATAAAGGCACAATTCGCAGTTATATCGGTATCATCAGTAAGTTTTTAGATTATACCGGGAAAAATTACAAGGCAATTACTGCACAGGATATCACAGATTACCTTGCTGTCAGGAGCTACCGGGACCATATCAGCCAAAACTATAAGTCCACCATATACCGGTATCTCTGCACGTTCTTCGGCTGGGCATTCCGTAAACAGCACATCCAGAATAATATCATTGACGGTGTGGATCGTGTGAAGCAGGTAAAAAAGAAAAAGGTTCGCCTGACGGATGAAGAGGTTGAAACTATCCGTTATGCATTGCAGACACCAAAAGAAAAAGCCTTGTTTGAGCTGATGATTTGCACTGGAATGCGAGTAGGCGAGATCTCCGCTTTGAATGTGTCAGATATTGATTTAGTGCACAGGCAGGTATCAATCTATGCCGAGAAGACGGACACCTACCGCACAGGGATGCTCACTCCGGTAGCTGTGATGGCACTGAGAAATTATATAGGGGACAGACCGGGAACAGATCCTCTGTTTTTGGCAGATCGGGCACCGTATAACCGGATGCGCACATACGGCATAGAAAAGCTGGCTAAAGAAATGGCTGTCCGTGGCGGAGTAACCCGAATAACAGCAACTGTGCATGTGTACCGCAAGACATTTGCATCCGTCCTTTATCGTAAGACGGGGGATGTATTGCTGGTAAGTAAATTACTGGGACATGCAAAGCCGGACATGACAGTCCAGTATTACCTGATAGATGACATCGAAGAGATGCAGCACAAATACAATAGAGTAGCATAGGAGAATTGATGGAACCTAAAAAAGAGATATACAATGATGCATGGTTTTTATATAAAAAATATTTGAATGGTGACGGATCGGATGAATACTGGGAATGCCTCAACAACGATGCAAACCGCATCATAGAAAAGCATAATAAAGATCCGTTTGCCCGCAGCCTTGTAATGGCTGTAATAGATGAGATTGAGAGGAGCAGAAAACAATAATGGACATCAAACAGAAAAGAGCATATTTGAAAAGTTATCAGAGTCTCCAAAACCGCATAGTTGGTCTGACCCATGAGCTGGAAAAGTGGAAGACACTGGGCGAAAAGGTGAATAATGCAATGGGAACCGGCGGAGGATCCGGAAACCCATCAAATAGCAAGGTGGAAAAATCTGCCGTAAATACCACGGATATTTTGAAAAAGATTCAGGCGGAGATAAATACGGCGGAAGATCAACGGCAGACGGTGCTTGATGCTATCAGCAAGGGTAAAAAACTGCGGCAACGGGAGATCCTGCGGATGCACTTTGTAAATGGTATGAGTGTTGCCAAAATAGCGCGGAGATTGGGGAAAGAAGAAAAGACGGTCAGCAATGCCATTACAAATGCTCTCCGGGATCTGGACATATAGCAAAAAGGCAGCCTGTAAAGACTGCCTAGTGTTCCCATTTGGGTTTTTCTATGATCATTTCTGCAATGATGCCGGGGTGGCTTTTTATGTATGCCTTATAGTCTGTTATGGCTTTGTGCCGTTCCTGCCCGGCGTACTTTGTCGAGGATGTTTGAACCTCTGAACCATCCAGCATATTCCGGGAGTAGGTAACCAGGAAATAATATACCTTGTTTTCATAATACCGCCGTTCTCGTTTCAACCTGACGACTGGTTGAGTGGGAGCGGTTGCAAGGTAGTTGTAACGCTCTGCAAGGGCAATCCTGTACGCTTTCAGTTGCTCTATTTTGCGTTCAAATTCCTTTATTGCATCAACTGCCTTGCTGTCATAATAAAGCACCTTGTCAAGCTCATTAAGGGCATCCGGGTGGGTCATATAGATTGACATTCTCACATCACTTTCGGTTGATGGATTGCCGTATTTCATAAACAGATCCTGGAGATCCTTTTCCTGCGTGGGGGTCATTGCTTTTCTCACTTTCTGCCGGGAATTCGCCCGGCTCGGTATAATCAATAATTTAAGCTGTCATAATATCCAGTAGCGGCAAGAGAATCATGTATTTCATTGCAGGCAGATCTGAAGTTGAAACAATCTTTTTTTCCGTGCTTATTGCAATTTCTTTCATCTGCCTGTGACAATGCGATAGCTAAATCATTTAAAACGTTCTTGCTTGCTGTTATTGTTCCGATACTTGTTTTTACTGTCATACATTACACCTTTCTGCCGGTTTAATGGGTTGCCGGCTCCCAGTAGAATGTTATTGTGCAATGGGTAGAATGTAATCAGGCTCAGAGAGAAAACCGCCTGCATTCAAGATGCTTTGCAAGGCTTTCTTTCCGCCTGCCGGGGAATAAGGAGTTTTGCCATCCAAGGAAATAAATCCTTTTCCGTCCTCATAGAGTGCGAATCCGGTAGTTGAATAGATACCGATTTCGTCTCTGAATTTGTAATTTCTAAGATTTTTAATAATCATCATGTTGATTACCTCACTTTCTTTTTGTGGGTGGGGCGGTGGTGTTCCGCCCCTTATGTATTTATGCTGTGATCTGCTCCGGTTCAGATGTCCGGGTTGCGTATCTCTCGGATCCGTACATGCTGCGGATGTCCTGCATGGACTTTGATTTCTTGCCGTGCTTGTGATATTCGCCCTCGTGATAATACCATGCCTGCTTGTTAGAGGAGTACTTAAAGCCGAGGCTCTTAAGTGTATCCTTATGCTCTTTGGTGTTGCCGGTGATCCACAACCAGGATCCGCAAAGCTCAATCATAAGTCCGGAGAGGTGCAGCAGCTGGTTAATCAGGTCGGCGTATTCGGTGGCGGTCTGCTGAGATTCTTTCTCGTAGGTCTCGCCGTTTGCGTTCTGGTGGATGTTCTTCAGGCGGTTATATGCTTCCTCGTACTGTCTGGACATCTCCTGAAACTCTGCGGTTGTATCTCTTCCGGGGTTGCAGTCCGGATGAAGGTCTCTTGCGTATTTCTTATAAAGCTGTTTTACATCTTCACAGGTTTTGCAATTTTCAAAATATCTCATGGTTTTGTACCTCACTTTCGTTTTATGCTTGTACTGTTCTATAACCTACTAAAAAGATTTCGTTGCCGTTCCAGTTCTGTATCTTTGCTTTTTTCTCTTCACTGCGCTTTTCATTAAAGCGTCCGGCGTGTTGTACTTCTACATACTTGACAACCTTTTTGGTTCTTCCTGTAATGAGAAAAGTTAAACCGCTTTCGTAATATGATGAATTAACTTCAAATCTTTTCATGTTGTGTACCTCGTTTTCATGTGCTCCGCTTCGGTGCGGTTCGTTTGTTGTTGAGCTAATCATAAAACGTAATGCGCATTACGTCAACGGACAAAACTGACAAAATAATGCGCACTATTTTGTGCAAAATGCATAATGCGCATTATTGCGAGCCGTGATATTATGTGGTCAGGTGGGAACGGTTCCCCTTGAGAAAGGGGGTTGATGCCTATGTACGTTACATATGATGATCTGATCCAGTTTGGATTGTTGATTGTAGCCATTATAGGTCTTGTATATAAGATAAGTCATAAAGACAAAAAATAACCGCCCCTGTCTGGAAAACTTGGCGGTTATTTTTTAGACCAATGATTCCGAGGGGCACTTAGTACCACCTCTTTGTATAAATAATATAGCACGGATAATATGATAATTCAAGAGGTGATTAAATGAATAGTGAACAGATAAAGAGGAGAAATGACAGACAGTATTTGTGGCAGAAAGAAAATACAGACAGAATCAATTTTACCATGCCAAAAGGGAAAAAAGCACAAATAAAAGAAATTGCATCCAGTAAGGGTATGAGTGCCAGCGAATGGATCAATGAAGCTATACAAGAGAAGATAGAAAGAGAAAAGAATTTATAAAAAATACCCAAAAGTGTGACAAATGTCACAAAAACGGGGTTGAATCGGGAAAACAACCTGTTGTATAGTATATAATATAAATACGTGTCAAGAAGCCGATATCAGTAATTCACTGGTACCGGCTTTTATATTGCTATAATACCAGGAAGGAGGTAAATATCAATGGGTAGACCTAGAAAGATTAGCAGTCCTGAACAAATGGAGCAGTTATGGGAAGAGTATAAATCTTACTGTGACAATGTAGAGGTTAACCAGACATCATTCTCCGGTAAAGAGAGTAAGTTTGTCACAGGAAAAGTTAAAAAGTCTATCACTTACACCTTAGAAGGCTTTTGTGTATATATTGGCATGGCAAGATGTAGATTCTATGATACTTATGACAGTGATGAGAATTATAGAGACATAGTAACGCGCATACGCGAAGAATCCGAGAATGATGTAAGACGTAAGTTTGAAACCGGCTGTATACCTTCTCAGTTATCCGGGTTATGGATGTCCAGGTATGACGGTTATAACCCTAAGCAGCAGATAGATGTTAATGCTACGATCTCCGAAGGGGATAAAAAACTACTGGATCAGGTATCTAAGAGACTTGGAGAGAGCAAGTAAATTGTACCGGATCATTATACAATTAGCTGGTAAATGAGCATAAAAGAGGATTCTAAAATTGTGTATAAATGGCTACAATTCAAGAACCCCGTATTTATGCGGTTTATCAGCTTTTTGGTATTGTTCAACTATGCGCAAAATTAATCATTCACGCATAGTTGCCGGTAATTGTCTTATTGTCCCAGTAAATAGCAACAATAGCAGATGCAACTGTTACCGGATCCGGATCGGCCAGACTGTTCTGCTCTGTGCGGTGCATGGTCCTGCTGATCTATATTTTTTCCTCTGCCAGGGATTAGCCCATCGGGCTGCCACCGTACAACCTGGGGCAGATAGGTCCCCCGGTACCCCGCGATACCCGGGCACTGTGATCTAGGTACCATATGTCCATCAGAAAATTATATTATATTTTCAGATTTGGAGTGTCAATGACTTTACAGGAAATACGACAGAATCAAATTGAATATTGCAGAGAGCATATCGAGTATTTCATCGACACATATGGTCATATCGAGGATAAAGATGCCGAGGAGATCATACAGCCGTTTCATATGTGGGACGCGCAGAGAGAGGCGTTAAGGAGCATTGCAGCACATAAGCTGAATGTTATTCTAAAGGCACGACAGCTGGGGTTCTCATGGCTTGTACTGCATTACGCGGCACATCTGCTTGTTACGATGGAAGGTCGTACATGTATCGCACTGTCCCAAAAAGAGGATGATGCGAAGGAGCTTGTGCGCAGATTCGGTGTTATTTTAAAGAATATGCCGGAACTCATTGCAGAGGATAGTGATAAGCCAATCGGATGGACCGGTGCTACATATACACAGACTGCATTAAGAATTGAGATCACTTTTCCAAGTGGTCTCGTTTCAGTTTTTAACGGAATGCCGAGTGCGCCTGGTGCGGGTCGTTCATTTACCGCCAACCTTATCATTTTGGATGAATGGGCGTTCCAGCAATATGCAGAGCAGATATGGACCGCTGGATATCCTACCATTAACCGTCCTACTGGTGGACAGGTTATCGGATTATCTACCATTGACAGAGGATCCTTTTTCGAGGAAGTATTTACGAATCCGGATAATGGGTTCAATAAGATATTCATTCCGTGGTACGCAGATCCCCGCCGTGATGACAACTGGTATTCAGAAACCAAAAAGGCAATGGGTGAGCTTATGACACAGGAGTATCCTGCTACTGTTGAGGAAGCACTTACTGTTCCTGGGGGTTCATACTTTCCCGAGGTGAATGAGCGTAATACTGTATCCTATGAGGAACTGAAAGGGAATACCTTGAAGTATGTTGCTATGGACTATGGCCTTGATATGTTTGCTGCACATTGGGTGAGAGTTGATTCTTTCGGAAATGCACAGGTGTATCGGGAATATGATAAATCCGGTCTGACTATTTCAGAAGCTGCAGGAACACTTCTCAGCATGTGTGAGGAAGAGACCATAGAAGCATTCCTGGCACCGCCGGATTTGTGGAATCGATCACAGGAGACTGGTAAGAGCCGTGCACAGATCTGGTCTGAATGTGGTGTTGACCTCACCAAAACATCGAATGACTTTGCTGCCGGATGCTCCGGTATGAAAGAGTGGTTGAAACCGCAGGGAGAGGATAAGAAGTCGAAACTTACTATCCTTGATGGATGTGCACCGAATCTGTACCGGTGCTTAAAAAAGATACAGAAGGACAAAAAAAGACCGAATGTGTATGCCAAAGATCCGCATGACTTGACCCATGATCCTGATAGTCTGCGGTATTTTTGCGTCTGGTGGACAATCTCGGCGGACAGTCCGGAGGAAATCGACCGAAGACGTAATAACTGGCGGCCTGATCTGTTGGAGGACTATGAGACTGCAGACGATGAGATCAGGGCAATGATGGTTAAAAAGTATGGAGAGCCATATTATGAGGATGTTTAGGAAGATGAAAAACATGATTATGAATCCGAAACAGGCAAAAAAACTGAGTGAGTGGAAGAAAAAGTACACCGAAGCAAAGGATAAATACAGTGAGGAACTGAATAATATCCGTGAATATCAGGCATTGTACGACGGTGATAGAAGAGTGAATGTAAATCCGAATAAAGGTTCCGGAAAATCAAGCAAGCAGTCAATCAATGTACGCAATATTGTTTATGAATTGATTGAAACACAGGTTGATTCTTCAATTCCCATGCCGAAGGTCACTCCTATCCATGAAGAAGACGAAGAACTTGCCAAGATTATTGAGCTTGCTCTTCAGAATGAAATTCAGCTGATGAATTTTAGCCTCATTAACGATGAGGAAGAGCGTACCGTCCCCATACAGGGCGGTGATTTCATGCACGTTGAATGGGATAACACAAAAGGCTTTCATTGCACTGTCGGCGGTGTGAGCGTATCAGAACGACATCCAAGAAACGTGATCCCGCAGCCTGGTATAACAAGCATTGAGGAAATGGATTACATCTTTGTTCTGGTACCGCAGACCAAGGAATTTGTAAAGAAAAAATATAATGTGGATGTTTCCGCGGCATCTGATACAGAAATCGATCTGAAGCAGGACACGAAGCGTGATGATAACAGCGATATCGTTACTGTTATTAAATGCTACTACCGTAATAAAAACGGATGTATCGGACTGTTTACGTGGTGTGAAGAGTATGTTTTGGAGGACTACGAGGATTATCAGGCAAGACGGTTGGAGAGATGCACTAAATGCGGCAGGGTAAAGACCGGAGACGTATGCGAATGTGGATCCAAGAGCTTTGAGGAACGAACGGAAGAGTACGAGGAATTGTTAGAAGACATTACCACGAAGAATGGCACAATCATTCCCGCAATATCAGGATATGAGGATGTGGACATGCTGGATGAAGACGGAAATCCGGTATATGACGAGTTCGGACAGCTGATGCAGGAGAGAAGGGAAGTCAGAACCAAGATTCCGTATTATAAGCCGGATCAGATCCCTATTGTGCTTAGGAAAAATGTATCCCGCGCAGGAAAGCTTCTTGGATTTTCGGATGCTGCAGTTATCTCTGATCAACAGGATGCTATTAAAAAATTGGGATCAAAATTGCAGGAGAAAATACTTAAAGGTGGTTCTATTGTAATTCTTCCCAAAAACTCCAAAATTCAGACTACTGATGAGGAACTTAAGGTTGTACGCGTGAACAATGCGCAGGAAGCATCCCTTATTAGTGTGAAGAATATGCAGGCAGATATTTCCCTTGACAGAATCATGATTGCAGAAAATTATGACTGGGCTAAGTCCACGTTGGGAATCACGGATTCCTATCAGGGCAAATATGATGCATCTGCTGACAGTGGTACCGCAAAGCAATATGCAATCAATCAGGCAGCCGGAAGACTGGAATCTAAGCGTGTTATGAAGAAAACAGCGTATGCCAAGGTATATGAGCTTATGTTCAAACACATGCTTGCTTATGCGGATCAGCCGATTCCACTGAATAAGAAAAACAGTGATGGGACATATTCTTATTCCCATTTCAACCGGTATGATTTTTTAAAGCAGGATGCTGCCGGGGAATACTACTGGGATGATGAATTTATCATTACCACAGATCCTACTTCAACGATTATGATGAATCGTGAAGCAATGTGGCAGCAGATTGACATGAAATTGCAATCCGGAGCGTTTGGTCCCCTGGGAGAGGATAAAACTCTTCTGGCATATTGGACGTTCATGGCAGAGAATGATTATCCGAATGCGTCCACAATGAAAGAAATTATGGCACAGCGTGTACAGGAAGAAAATGCACAGATGGAAGCACAGAATGCAGCGTTAAGTGAACAGTCAGGAGGTGTTGAGAATGCAATGCCCATTATGTAAGATAGAAGCGGCAATATCCGCATCAAAATATGTGGTATCAACCGATATTCCGCCAAAGCTCTTTATTGAGCATGAGCTGAAGTGTCGCAATCCGCAATGCAGTAATTACAATAAAATATTTGCAACCGTTAGAAATGAACTACCGGTATCCAAGGATTCTAAGGAAACTTAGGGTCCTTTTTTGATACAAAAATTTCGCATGTGAAAAGCGCAAAAATCACGGGAGGTAATCATGGATGAAATTTTAGAAGGCGCAAACGTACAGGAGCCCGCCGACCCTGTTGTAACTGATAACCAAGTTGAGGAACCTGTTGTACCTGATGGAGATGCCGGAACTGCAGAACCGGAAACGACAGATCAGGTGCAGTCAGATGAAATCAACTCACAATTTGCTGCTGCAAGAAGAAAGGAAGAGGAAGCCTACAACCGTAAGATGTCCGGAATCAACAGTGAAGTAAAACGCTTATTCGGAAGTGTTGTGAACCCTGTTACCGGGAAAAACATTGAGACGATGGAAGACTATCTTCAGGCATGCGAACACCAGCAGAGAGAGACTCTGAACCAGCAGCTCACAGAAAAAGGTATTGATCCTAATCTGATTGAGCAGATGGTCAACAATTCTCCTGCAATCAGACAGGCGCAGCAGATTCTTGAAAACAATCAGAGAGCAGAAGTGCAGAAACAGCTTGATGAAGACATTAAGGCGGTAACTGCTATGGCTCCTGAGATTAAGTCTCTGGAAGACTTGGAAAAGCATGCATCCTACGCTTCCGTACTGGAATATGTGAACAAAGGATTGAGACTGCCGGATGCTTTTAAACTGGCAAATTTTGACAGTATTTCTACACGGCAGACAGCAGCTGCAAAGCAAGCAGCAATTAACCAGGCAAGGTCTAAAGGTCATCTGGAAACAACCACTAGTGTTTCTGATAGTTCCAACCTCGCTGACATTCCGGAAAATGAAATCTCAAAGTGGAGAGAGTATTTTCCCGGCTTAAGTGATGAAGAACTTAAGAAAAAATACAACCAAACTTTATAAGGAGGAATCAAAAATGTTTAGTTTTGTAAAAAGTGCAACAAATCCTAATTTCCCTATCATTAAACAGCTACCGACTACCGCATCCACTACCTACAAGATCGGCGATGCACTGGTGCTGACTGATGGTGGATTGACACAGGCAACCGGAACCACCAAGCCTCAGTTTATTTGTGCTGAGAATTACGAAGCCCCCGCAAGCGGAATGAAAGATATTTCCGTTTATGAGATCGTAGACGGTCAGGAGTGGGAGACCACCTGTGCCGCAGATGCTTCTGCTGTTAAGGCAGGCTCTAAAGTAACTATTCACACTGATGCTGCGCAGGTAACAGCAACTACCACCGGAGGTGTATTTATGCTGCTTTCTGCAGGCGGTGTTGTTGGCGCAAAGGTAGTAGGAAAATTCTAAGGAGGATAAAAAATCATGGCAATTGTATTTAGCAAAAATAGCGGACTTAATGATGATCTGTGGAAGGTAGAAGCACAGGTGTTACAGGCTGTCATGAACGACACCGATACAGAGAAGAATGATTACGATAAATTCGTAACCGATGTTTATAACGAGAAGACATCCAAGAAGTATGCAGAAAAGCTAGGATCCGTAACTTCTCTCGGAAACTTTGACATCGTTGATGAGGGCGACAAGGCTCCTATGGATGATATTCAGGCTGGACAGTCCAAGCTGATCGTACATAACACTTTCTCCAAGTCCTTCGCATGCACTAGAGAAATGAAGGATGATGGAGACGTTGATGTAATGAAGACAATGGCAGCAAATATGGTTCGCTCCTATAAGCGTACTCGTGCACAGTTTGCATCCGATGCGTTAACGACGGAAGCTGCTACTTTCTCTTTCAGCAGAAAGAAAATTGATAAGACTACCGGTGACGGAAAGGCATTGTTTGCAACTGATCATGCGGGTGTTAAGGCTGGTGTGGCTGCGCAGAGTAACGTATTTACCAATGCATTCGGTACTGATACTACAATGCTGAACCGGTTGGCAAATATCGGTAGAAACTTCCGTAATCAGAGCGGTAATATCCAGGGTTATACCTTCGATACCATCATCATTCCTTCCAATGTTCCTGCACTGGAAGATCTGATCAAGCGTATTATCCGTTCTGAACTGATCGTTGGCTCTTCCAACAATGACGTCAACACCCAGAAGGGGTTATGGAAGCTGGTAGTAGATCCCATGTGGCAGGTAACTTCCGGTGCTCCTTATATTCTGATGTCTTCTCAGGCAAATAAGGAGCTCAGAGGATCTATGTTCTATGACCGTGTTCCCCTTGATATTGCAAATCAGGTGGACATCCATACCCGTAACCTTGAGTGGAACGGCTATGGTCGTATGTCTGCCGGCTTCAATGACTGGAGACATGTGATTCTTGGAGGTGCATCCGCAGGAACCACACTGAGCGCAACCTAACGGAGGTAGAACATGGTAAAGCCTAATTTTACAATAGGCACCGTGTTTGAGGATGGCGGTCTGTACTATGAAGTGCAGGCCGTACTTCCTTCCGGTGACTATATTTCAAAGAGAGTTGATAAGGTTCCGGAACCTGAAAAAGAGATCACCGTTCCTATTTCGGAACCTGAACAAGAGATCCCTATTCCTATTCCGGAGAAAACAGAAGACAAGCCTGTGAAGAAAGCAGAAGATAATCCTGTGAAGAGAACAAGAACAACCACACGTACAAGAAATACCGGAGGTAGAAAGAAACAATGAGTATGACCTGGAAAGATGTCAAATTAGCCACATTACAGAAAATGTTTGCTGCGGATGGTAGTACTATACCAACAGATGAATCCACAACGGATTACCTTGCCGGAATGCCAATGGTGGCTAATGAGGCACTGGAAAGGTTATCTACTGCCGGAAAATCTATTGTAAAGAGTGTTGTTATTGCACATAATCCTTTGAAAAATCTGATTTCTGACGAGACGGCAAGTAAGATTCATAACCTTGGCACATATGAATTTTCGGGGGAAGGAGCACATGCATATTTCTTTGAATTTACTGGGAAAGGAACTTTAATGGTAACGGTTGGAGGAACAGAATGTGATACCATCCAACTTGAAAGTAAGAACACATATACTGAATATAGAGGGCTTCTTGAGAATCCTTTGGATGAAGATGTGGCTCTTATTTTTATCAGCAAATATCCTAGCGCGGTAAAGAATGTTGCATTGTATTATGAGGAATTTGATAAAGAATCAGAAGTCCCTGAATACGCTGAGATGGTGAGATATAATCTCAAAGAGATATGTCCTGACTTCTATCAGCTCGGAGACAATCAGATTTATTACGAGGGAAGCTTAGGTTGCGGGTATATTCAGACCAGTAAGTATTACCGGGAGAGTGATAACATCCTTGTTCTCGGCAGGGATGATCCTGGGAGCTATACGGTATATTATCGTGCATATCCACCTATTATCACAGCAGAGACAGCAGATGATTATGTTCTCCCGGTAGATGATGAAGTAGTGGTACTTCTGCCTCTTTATATGGCCAGTCAGCTGTATAAGGATGATGATAACGGTATTGCTACAACATATCGTAATGAGTTTGAAGTAGCACTTGAGAGCCTTATTGACAGTAGTATGCAACAAGGCTATGAAGAATTTACAAGTGAAAGCGGGTGGATTTAATGGCTACAAAATTTTCCATTCCATCAAGCCCAAGCAGAAGTGTTCTTACGATCAGTACATTTTTAGGCGCGGATTTCACAAACAGCCCAGCGGCAGTGAGTGAGAATCAGAGTCCGAACTGTAAGAACATGATCCGGGATGTTCCCGGGAAAGTACGTAAATGCATGGGGTACAAAAAAATAGCGGAATATGATGATCAAATCAATGGATATCATTATATCCGCGGCGAACAATATGGATTGGTCCATGCAGGAACGAAAATGTATTATAACGGCGTTGTAAAGTATTCTGATGCAAATAATTCGCGGAGTAGAAGCTGGCAATTTGACAACAAACTTTATATCGTTGATGGGAAAAAGCTTCTCGTATGGGATGGGGCGGAAGTAAAACCGGCATCGGAATATGCAAAGATACCCACAGTTACGATTGCTAAGGCACCTAATGGCGGAGGTACAAGCTATGAAGATTTAAACCTTATACAGCCTGGTTTTACAGAATTATTTGCGGGGACAGAAAGTGATACTGCGTATCATATGACTTTTGGTGGACTTGATGATACCACAGTGAAAGCCTATATTCTGGACAGCTCCGGCTCTTGGACTGAGAAAACAGAAAATACGGATTTTACGGTAGACAGAGAAAACGGCATTATCAATTTTACGGCTGCGCCTGGCAAAAGTCCTGTAACCGGTGAAGACAATGTGAAGATAACAGCATACCGAACTGTAAGCGGATATGCTGACAGAATAAATAAGTGCTGCATAGGAACACAGTATGGACTGAAAGGGGCAATGGACAGACTGTTCTTAAGCGGAAATCCTGATTATATCAATCAGGACTGGTTCAGTGATCAAAATGATCCTACGTATTTTGCGGATACGTATTATAGCAGTCTTGGGACAAGTAAGTCTGCCATTATGGGATACAGCGTAATCAATAATTACCTGGCAACTCATAAGGATGAAATGGAGACGGATCAGTTCATTGTCCTGAGAGAAGGCGTACTGGCAGATAATAAGCCGGTATTCCGTTCGGTAAACACTCTACAAGGCGCAGGAGCCATTGCAAAGGATACATTTGCATATTTGTCCAGTGAACCTCTTTTTCTCACGAGATCAGGCGTATACGCTATTACAGCACAGGATATTACGGGAGAAAAATACGGTCAGAACAGAAGCTTTTATCTTAATGGGAAATTGCTGAAAGAATCTGATCTTGAAAAATCATTTGCGTTTGTCTACAAGGATATGTACTGGCTGTGTGTAAATGGGGTTGCCTACATTCTCGATGGACTGCAGCCTATGCAGACAGATAAGTCTATGCCTTATTCTACACGGCAATATGCAGGATTTTATAGAACAAACATTCCAGCAAATTGTATGTGGGAAAAAGACGGAAACTTATATTTTGGAACAAAAGATGGAAGGGTATGCGAGTTTTATAGCGATTCTGATGCGCTGGTATCATACAACGATGATGGTGAGAAGATAGAAGCAATCTGGGAAACACCGGATCTTGACGGAAAATTGTTTTATAAAAATAAGACATTCCGTTATTTGGCTGTGCGGTTGAAGTCTGCCGTTGCTACTACTTTGGAGATGTATGTGCAAAAAAGAGGATTGTGGTCGTTTATAAAAAAGGACAATTATACTGCAAGGTATTTATCTTTTGGCAGTGTCGTGTTTTCAAAATTCACTTTCAGTTCTGATCAGACACAAAAAATTATTCCAACAAAACTTCGTGTGAAGAAGGTAGACAAGGCAAGATTCAGATTCGTAAATTCTGAATTGAATGAACCTTTTGGCCTTTTTGATATTGCGTTGGAGTACGTGGAAAATGGTAATCATAAGTAGGAGGCAAGCTATGGCTTTTGAAAAAATCACGGATACATCGTTGGCAAATAAAGGAGTGACTGGGCTGCCGGATGTCCCCGGTCTTACGACTGCAGAAATGCAGGCAAAATTTGATGAGTTATCAAGGGATGTCATTATACCTAAATTAAATGAGATCGTTGATGGACTTAACGGAGATGAGGTAGGATTATCTTCAAAAATCGAGAATCCTGAAACGAAAGAAAAAGATGTAATACAGAATGTTGTGAATGCAATTTATCAGATTGTAAAAGAAAACAGTGATAAAAGGCATGGACATGAAAATAAGGAGACGTTAGATAAAGTCACAGCTGAACTTTATGATTCCATAAATGCATTAGTCAGCATGTTTAACGGAATATCAGCGGTTGATAAAAATGTGACTGCAGACGATACTAAAATACCCACATCAGGAGCAATAGTCAATTATGTAACAGAATTAGGCGCAGGTGACATGCAAAAGGCTATTTACGACAAAAATAATACAGGAATAGTGGATGATGCGGAAAAATTAGGTGGTGTCGCTCCAGAGGAATATCTTCAGAAAGCATCTTTACCAGACGCTACAGTTGCGTTTGAGGTGGCAGAAACAAGATCAAATATTTCCACTGGTGAAAAAGTTTCTACTGTATTTGGCAAAATCAAGAAGTTTTTTGCTGATCTCACTGCCCCGGCATTTGCACAGATGATTACCACAAAGGAGGATCTGCTGGCTACCAAGGTGACCGGATACGTGCCGGATGCCAAGGCGGTAGCAGATGTATATACTGAGTTAAATGGCAAGTTAACTAAAAAAGATTTTTCAAATGCTGTTGATTTATCATCTTACTCAAAAAATAATAAATATATTGCTTCAGATGATGGTTATGTTTATTTTTTAGCAGGCAGAAACTATTCTGGCTATGTGTACGTAAACGACGATGCGTTAGCAATAGGTGGAGACGGAGACTTGGCTATAAGTTTATTTATTAAAAAAGGAATGTCATTATATTTTGTAAGAACAGATAAAAATAGTGGTAATTATGTTGGTTATGCATACTTTCACCCGCTTATTTAATCAATATAAAACCATCTGACATACGCAACGACATTATAAGGTTGTGTGTTATTTATGAGCAAACTAGATGTAATAGCCGAAGTACTGCCAAATGGTATAGCTGTTGTAATAGCACTAGCTCCATAGGCAGATTCCAATACCCATGTATTTGATAAAATGGTTTTACCTTTTAAAGCTTCAGGTATTGGAATATTTACAGTCTTAAGACCTGTATTATTACCAAAATTAATTCCAGTACTGGTTGTCTTTATTGTTTTAGTTAACTTGCCATTTAGCGTAGTAGATCAGATGGCGGGCGCAGCCACAAGAGCGCCAGAAAGGAGCCCACATGGGTTACATAAAATTTAAAAAGAAAAAGACCGTTACAAAGGTCATTGTGTCAGAAGAGAGTCCTCATGTGATCCGGATCACCGGAGACAATCTCACAGTAAATACTGACGGCTTCCGCCTCTACCTGGATGAGGGATGCAAATACCCGCTGGACAACGGCGAGTATGAGGCATATACCACGCTGTACCGCAAAGGCGACGGCTGGTATGAGTTGTCCGATGACGGCTCTGTCTATACAGAGCCGGTTGCACCAGTGCAACCTGAGCCTACTGAGGAGGAGCTTGCAGAGCAGGCACGACAGCAGCAGATCAGTCAGGTGACGGCGCAGATCGATGGCCTTAAAGCACAGATTGCCGCCAGTGATTATAAAATCATCAAAACGTATGAGTACGATCTCCTTGGAGAACAGACAGAATATGATATGCAGGCTGTCCACGCAGAGCGGCAGGCTCTCCGTGACCAAATCAACACGCTGGAGACACAACTGGCAGAACTGACTGCAGAGTAGGGGGGCTGCCTATGAGAGTGAGAGACGGTCCCAAACAATAAAACATAGTAACCAAGAGACATGAGCCGATTGCTTCCTCCCTGGAAGTGACCGGCTTTTATATTGAGAAAGTGAGGTAAATATTATGAATGTAAGTGCAACAAAAATGACAATTTTGACAGTTTTAGGTGCTATCGGCAGTTTTATCGCCAACCTTTTTGGTGGATGGGGAGAAGACATAATCACATTACTGATTTTTATGGGAACGGATTTCCTGTTAGGGGTATTGATTGCAGCCTTTTGGCAGAAGAGTAACAAATCCGAATCTGGCGCACTCAGCTCATACAGTGCATGGAAAGGACTCGTTAAAAAGGGTGTAACACTACTGATTGTTCTGGTGGCACACAGACTGGATATATTGCTTGGAACAGACTACATCCGGACAGCAGTGATTATTGCTTTCTGCGCAAACGAACTGATTAGCATTGTAGAAAATTTGGGAATAATGGGCGTTCCTCTCCCGGTTGCTATCACAAAGGCAATCGAAATCTTACAGAACAAGTCTGATGTAAATAAGGAGGGATAAAAATGTTGACAGGAAATGGATTGTCAGAATATGCAAGAGTGCATCTGGGCACCCCCTATTTTTATGGGGCAAAGATTCCCGAGGGTGCTCTGACCGAAAACAAAATGAGCACTATGCACAGAATGTATCCCAAGGTCGTGACCACCTCCTACATGGCAAAGGCACGGCGAAAGGGGCAGGTCGGCAAGGTTAATGTGGACTGCTCTGGACTGATCGCCGGATACCGGCAGCTTAACATCGGCTCTTATCAGCTGTATCAGACCGCGTACACCCGGATGCCGATTGCAAAGATCAATGATTTTGCAGTAGGAACCGTCCTGTGGAAATCCGGACACGTAGGTGTTTATATCGGCAAGGTTAATGGCGTCCCTATGTGTATTGAAGCAAAGGGCATTAACTATGGTACAGTCATGAGCAAGGTATCCGCGACAAAATGGGTATATGGCTTGACTTTTAAGAATATGGATTACACCTACGATGTAAAAGTGCCGGGAACCTGGAAGGGGACAAACCCTTACACAGAGCCTACAACGACAGTGACCAGTCCTGCGCAGGCTCGCAAAATGGGTATTAAGACATACATATCCCGCGGTGATGCGGTCAAGTGGGTGCAATGGGAACTGATGGAGGCTGGACTGCTGACAGAAGCTGACATCGACGGTATTTGTGGTCGGAAGACCGTAGCAGCAATCATTAAATATCAGAAGTCCTGCAAGATCACAGCAGACGGACTGGCGGGAAAGACCACTCGGAAATATCTGGCAGCATAAATATGATCATGGAGGTGTGCTTTTGCATACCTCCATTTGTTTTATGGAGGAACACAAATGGCAAAAGTAACAGTTGATACTATTCGTAATATTAAGGGAGCATCTCTTGAAAGAGCTCCGAAAAAACATACTTCTTCATCTTCTGTAACTCATGGTGGAGGTGGTGTGAGAAGAGATAATACGCTGGGAAGTAATACAAGCTCTTCTGGTAGCCCTTATCGTGGACCGTCAAATATTCCCCAAAATGGTGGAGGCACAATAAATAGTTCTACTGGTGGTAGTAGTGGATCTTCGAGCGGTTCGTCTGGAAGCTATTCATATTCCACCAGAGGGGATGCTGATGTTAATGGATTGTATCAGTCCATATATGGTCAACAGCTGTCACAGCAGCAGGCGGCACAACAGCAATTATCAGATCAGCTGAGAGCACAGCAGGAAGCCTATGAATCCAGGCTGAGAGAACAACAGGAAGCACAGAGACAAGCTGCGCAGAATGCTTACAATAACAATATGTCAGCATTGGAATCTGCATATGCAAAACGATTATCAGGGCTTGACAGTAATTATGCGTCTACAAAAGATCAGTTAGCGTCATCTTATGGTAATTCAAAAACAACTCTGCAGCAGAACGAGGAGAATGCATTAAGAGAAGCCTATATCAACCGGATGATGAATGAGAAGAATCTGAAACAGCAGTTGAATTCACAAGGCCTTACCGGCGGCGCGAGTGAGAGTGCAATCGCATCCATGCTCAATAACTATGGTACATCCAGGAATAACATTCAGAATACTGCGGCTGATAATCTGAGAGAGCTGGAGCAGACCTACAATAGCAATCTTGCAAATGCTTTGCAAAAATATAATGATGCTGTGAACTCTGCAAATGATTCAAACATGGCATATCGGATGCAGTTGGAGAATGATCTTGCCAATAATACGGTATCGTCATATCAGGATCTGTTCAATGCGTTTGCCAACATGGACAACAATTATACGAATGCTATGAGTAATCTGATCAATAATCAGTCCAGTGCAAATGCTGATCTTCAGAACACGGCATTTAAGGCTATGCTTGAAAATGCAATGGCTCCGACCACATTATCGGTATCAGGATCCAGCAAGACAAGTGGATCCGGAAATAGCAGTAACACGTTGGTAAAGAGGGTAAAGAATATGCGTGACAATGGTTATGTTGCAGCGGATATTGCATCTTCACTGGCGCAGGAGGGATATACAATTCCACAGATTGAGCAGATGTTTGCAGAGGCAGGTATCGAATATTAGGAGAGTGAATAGGATATGGCAAGAGTAAATATTGACGGTAAAAATAATAAAGAATGGGATTCCAGACTGGTAGATGCTTATATGAAAAATCAGTCTAAGCAGAATAACAACAGAAGCACGGCACAGTCACGCTTGCCACAGAAACCTGATTATTCACTGGCATCGCAGGGGATCAAACAATCCTCTGCGACGTCTCGCTATGAATCCATCCCTAATTATAATATTGTAGAGAGAACATTCAGTCCGCGCAAGCAGTATGAGTATGAGGTAAAACAGTCGAGATTGCCGAGATATCAGCAGGAAAAGAGAAACCAGATCGGGAGCGCATTATCCCGCGCAGGAGTGACATCTGATGACCTGTCCACGTTATCTTCCGGCACAATGGGAAATTCTGTCTTTCAGGGATTGGATGTTCTCAATGGCTTAAAATCATGGAAACAGAAAAAGGAGATTGCACAGAAAGTTAAAGGTACCGGATTATCTATGTCGGATGTGTTGGACTATGCGCAGAGGCAGAACCGGGCAAAAGAGCAGGATCAGTCTGCTGATTTTTCCAATCAGCATAAAATCCTTGGGACTGCTGTCACGTTTCCGCTTAATGCTGCCGGTGGGATTTCAGGTGCTGTTGCAAATACTGCAGACTATCTAACTGGAAACCCTATTGATCCGAACAGTTATGCCAACAGTTATAGCAATATGTCGAATGCTATGAGAGGTGCGGTAAGTAATGATTTCGGTAAAGCAGGACAGCTGTTATACAATGTCGGAACTTCCATCGGTGATAGTGCAACTGCTATGGCACTGGGAGCCGGTAATGCCGATGCCGCTGGTGTATTGCAAGGTTTAAATTCCTACAATAATAGTATTATTGATACTGCAAACAGGGGATTGTCTCCGAATCAGATCATGGGTACCAGTGCGATTGCGGGACTGGCAGAGGGAGCCTTTGAAGCCCTACCTTTGCAGGCATTAAAGGGTATATTTACAGGCAATGCATCTAAAGAGGCAGGAAAAGGAATTATTAAATCTGTGCTAAGCCAGATGGCTAATGAGGGTGCCAGTGAGATGACAACCGAAGGAATTGACCAGGTTGCTGATATTCTGATTAACGGTGGTTTGTCCAATTATGCACAATCCGTGGACCAGTATCAGAAGCAGGGTATGTCAGAAAGTGAGGCAGAGAAACAGGCTGTAATTGATATTTTTAAGCAGGTAGGATACTCCGGTCTTGCCGGTGCTGTCTCCGGTGGTATCATGGGTGGTGGTACTGCGCTTGCTGGCAAAGTTGTCGGTAATCGTAATGCCCGATTAAATGCACAAAATGAAATGAGTTTGACCGAAGCTCCTGGCATGGGTCCTTTACCCACCGCAGCTAATCACGTAACCACACAGGCAGGTGCACCTACCAACAGTGTGAGTGATTTGTCAAACTCATTAGATAATGGAGCCTATCATGTGCCTAGTGCCCTTGATGCATCAAGTCCTTTGGCTAACGTCCAAAACGTGCATGAAAATAACTCCGTTGGAACTAATATAGTGGAAAGCTCTCAGAATGTCAATAATTCTGATGGATTTCAGCCTACCCATTATGAAAAAGGAAATGGAGTTGATCCGTTTTCTGATTTGATGGCAGATAATCTTACTTCTACTAAGGGAGTGACCAGCCGGGACAAGTCATTTTCTGATTTCGTAAAAGAGTCATTATCTGGAGATGGTAAAAGTGGGAATAAAAACTATTACCTTGGACAGGTATCTGAGGAACTAGCAGCAGATATATTTAATAAGACAGGCATTGATGTAGAAAACTATAACATTCAAATGTCAAGTGATAATATACGGCATGTATACAAAGATCACAGCGATGTTAAAACAGAAACGGGAAGAAATCAAATCCCTTTGGACGCAGAATTGATTGCGAAGCTTCCACAAGTATTTGACAATCCAGACGAGATCAGTTTCTCTTCAAACCCTGATACCAGAGGGCGCAGGGTAATGATGTTTGAAAAAAGAATCAATGGGAAAATAATTGTTGCCGAAGCTATTGGCGCAGGAAAGCATAGACTATCTTTGGATACGATGTATATTAAAGATAGCCACCCTGTAGAGGCTGCTGCAACTAATGTTGCCACACCCCAACGCCCTAAGCGATCTACAGGGAAGGCTACTGATGTTAATATACCCAATTCTAATGAAAATGTCAACGGAACCCAGTATAATTCACAGAAAATTGAAGGATTCAACGATCTGGACAAAGCATTGGATCGTTTGGTGGGTATGTACAATGGGAATGAAAATACTGCTTCCATGTATGCTGATATGAAATCGGCAATCAACGAGTACCTTCAGACAGGAAAACAGAGTGCCATCGACAAGGCTGTGACACTGGCCGCAGAGATCGACGACAGTATGAAGGGACATTCCTATACCCGGAAGGGAAGCGGTAAGGGCACTGCAAAGTCTCAGAATAACCGTGTGACAACCTCTTTCACAGAGGGAGAGTTTGTCGATACTCTGATGTCGTATGGAAAGTATTTGCGGGATGCGGCAAAGAAGAGCACGGCAAATGTGAATCAGCAGAGCAATAAGGCTCCTGTACAGAATGTACAACAGAGCGTTGAACAGAACAACATGCAGATGCAGCAGAACACAGATCAGACCGGAAATCAGCGTATGCGGAGTTACAATGACACACTTATCAATAAGACCGATGCACCTCAGGCGTTGAAAAATGAATTTGTTGCTAATCCGGATATGTATACACAGTTGAGCAATGCGGATACCAAAGCAAAAGCTGATGCGATTCTTGCCAGCGGTAACATTGATTCTGCCATTGTTCAGTTCCGACAGATGATCGATGGAACCAAAAAGGATCCCGCGGCGGTTCCCCTGGGCTATAATATCGCAAAAGAACTGACCAATGCAGGAAGAGTGGATGAAGCTGTGCAGATTGTAAGAGATATGAGTAAGGCTCTGACAGAATCCGGACAGTTCTCCCAAGCAGCAGCAATCACGATGCTGAATAATGATCCGCAGGCGGCCATGCGTTATCTGGTCCGTGAGATTGACAGCATGAATGAAGCCGGGAAGAAGAAATTCAAGGATAAGTGGCAGAATTTCGAGATGACCGACAGCGAGGTGAAACAGTTCGCGGATATTGATCCTGGGGATACAGATGCTATTAAGGCGGCATATGAGAATGTGTATGATCGTTTGCGTAAGGAATATCCTGTCACGATGACGGAGAAACTCATGGAACTGCGTAGAGTATCTATGTTGCTGAATGCGCGGACCAATGTAAGAAACTTCGTCTCTAACGCATTTATGATGCCTATAAGATGGACTGCTGACAGAGTTACGGCACTGGGAGAGGGCGCATATAAACTTATTCACCCGGAGTATCAGAGTACTCAATCTGCTAATCCGGTTGCTTCTAAGGAATCCAGGCAGCTTGCATCTGAAGCATTTGAAACTGTGAGAGAAGAACTGTTGGGAGACAACAAGTATAATGATGCGCAGGGAGCTATCAGGGATAAGCAGATATTCAAGGGTAGTAAGTTCTCGGAGATGTTCGACAATCTTACAAATGGTGCATTGACGAGGGCAAATCAGGCTATGGGAAAGGATGTATCTCCTTCACTCATGGAGACAGCTAGGAACTTTACATATTATCTTCTGGAAAAAGGAGATGATGTGTTTGTAAAAAAGAACTTTGAATCTCGTATGGCATCCTATTTGGAAGCACAGGGAATCACCGATCTCGAAAGTATTCCGGCAGATGCCTATACCCTTGCAACACAGGAAGCGTACAAAGCAACATTTAAGGATGATACGAAGTTAGCAGCCATTCTGAGTGATGTTAGACGGACGCTTGGCGTTCCAGGTGACATTGTGATGCCTTTTACAAAAACACCTGCTAACATTGCCATGAGGGGTATTGATTATAGTCCTGTTGGTGTTGCAAATGCACTGGTAAAATTAAAAAATGCTAAGAGTAATGTGGAGGTATCAAATGCCCTTACTCTTTTAGGACAGGGAGCAACTGGAACTGCAGCTATTGCGGTGGGATATGCACTGGCGCAGTCAGGCATCATCCAGGGAGCACTGTCAGATGATAAGGATGAGGCACAGTGGGAAAAATCTCATGGTAAGCTGGCATATTCTGTCAAGGTAGGAGATAACTATTATACTTTTGACTGGGCACAGCCGGCATCTATTCCTATTATTCTTGGTACAACGATATATCAGTGTATGCAGGATTCTGACAATGCACTGGATACCATTTATCAGGGAACTGTGGCAGCTACAAATGCTTGGTCAGATCTGTCTCCTTTACAGACGTTGACTGATATATTCGGCGGAAATGGTACGCCGGCAGAGAATATTGCAGACACGTTTTTGGAAGCACCTCTCGGATGGATCCCGGCACAGTTAGGAGCTGCTGCACGTATCGGTGATACCACTCAGAGAGTTACCTATGATAATACCAGCAAGCTGAATAACATCATCAATCAGGCAAAGTCAAAGATTCCTGGTCTGTCGCAGACACTGCCGGTTGCCTATGATACCTGGGGAAATCCCATCAAACGGCAGGATTCCACGGGGGAGGCAGCATTAGCTAACCTGCTGAATCCCGGACAGATTGGTAATATCAGGGAAACACCAATTGATGATGAAATCAACGATCTGTATGCTTCCACCGGTGACGCCGCTGTATTCCCCAAGAAGGCGGCATGGAGCTATAAAATCAATGGGGAAACAGTAAAGTTGAACAGTGAGCAGTATTCTGAGTATCAGCGTATCATGGGACAGAATGCATACGGTATGGCATCGGCACTGATTAACTCCGCTTCCTATAATAATATGAGTGACGATCAGAAAGCCGGTGCAATAGCAGATCTGTATAATTTTGCGGATGCACTGGCAAAGACGGAACTCCTTGGATATGATATTGAATCATCCCAAACATATAAGAAGATGTATGAGATCTATCAGGACAAGGGGGCCGCCGGCGTTGCAACATTTCTCGGAATTAAACAGAGTATGGATAGCAACAAGGCAGAGGACAAGGTTGCGGCCGTAGCGGATATTCCGGGATCTGATGAGGATAAGGGATATTATTTATCGTTATTGATCGGAAATCTGTCAAAAGAAGCACAGACCGCATATGATTATAATGGTTATCCCGGAGTATACTGGTACTATGCACAGAAGACAGGCATCGGAGATTATAGTGGATATAAAGAATCCAACTATAAAAAGATTCAGAGCATGTTGGACGGAACGTATACGGACCCTGTTGCAAGCAGCCATGAAGAATCACAGGCAAAGATACAGGCTATGCTTGACGGGACCTACGAGAGTACTTACGGATCCGTGGCAAGTAATGAGAACCAGCGCAAGATAGCGGCAATGATAAACGGTACTTATACCGGCAATCAGGACAGTGATTATCAGGCGCGGTTACAGAGAATAAGAGAGATGCTGAAATGATGAGAAGCGGAGGGTGAAATGCTCTCCGCTTTTCTTTGTAAATCGGAGGTTACAGCTATTAGATTTCGTGTTGCATTTCGTGTTGCATATTTCAGAAATGTGTTGCATTTTTAGGTAAAAACACTTCCGATTCGGAAATAATGAAAAGTGCGGGAATGCCGATAAATATTGGCTTTCCCGCACTTTCAACGAAATTTCAAATAAGCAGATAACGGGAGTCGAACCCGCCTTTCCAGCTTGGGAAGCTAGCGTTCTACCGATGAACCATATCTGCAAAGAACTTAGAATATTATAACCTATGTTCTTCTTTTTTTCTAGTCCTAATTTTAAAATCATACTTTTGAAGCAATAGTATTAAGATTGACCGAATTGTATGATTGAATTAGATGTTTTATCAATACTTTTAGTACTTTTTGAATTACTGGTATTTCTTTCATTCAGCATGCTGTTGTAGTATACGATTGCATCGTTAATATACTGATTAAGACTGATACCCTGTTTCTTTGCAAGGTCAGAAGCTTGTTCGTGAACGAAAGGAGAGAAACGTAGAGAAACTTTCCCGCTGTATTGCGGTGAATCTGTTCTTACATGCATATCGGGAATAGGAATGCCACATTGCTTGGCAGTTTCCAACCATTCAAATTCGTTTCCTTCTAATTCATTGACAGCTTCGGCGGTTGTTTCACCTTGACCAACACAACCTTTTAAAATTTTACTTTTAGCTACCCAGAATAAGTGATCTTCAACTTTCATTTGATAGACTTCAAATTCGTATTTCATACCTATTCTCCTTTAATCTGATCGAAAAGATTTTTGAGTTCTTTCACATATGCTTCGCCGATACAGTTTCCATGCATAGTAATCGGGATTACGGTACCGGATGACTTGTGAACAACTTTTTGGCTGTGATTACCGCCGGTTACAATTTCACATCCAAAATAAGAAGCAAGAACCCTGACATCATCAAATGTAATATCGTTTGGAATGGGCTTTCTGTAGAATTTTTTTAATCTTTTTCTATTGTACTCATAAAACCTTTTTTTATACTTAAATAGTATCACATATGATACCAAAAGTCAAACTGTTAATAATGCGAGCTTATAGAAACAAAATGTGTTATACAGATTTAAAATATGTAGATTCCCAAGTAATATCTACATATAAACTGATAGTATCTGAAGTAAATATGTGTATATCGGTGGATGCAGGCAACGGTTCACCGTTTTCCAAACGCGATATTATAGCTAGTTTGACAGCATCACGTGCCATTTCGTAGGCATTCCACAGGCTCGCTCCCTGTGTCAGACATTCTGGAAAATCAGGAAACGAAACCCAAAAGCCTCCTTCGTCGGCCTTATGAAAAAGTGCCGAATAAATAAGTTTGTTCATAATAAACGCTCCTTGTATAAATATAAAATAATAGTGTCTTGGGGTAACATAATAAATATAAAAGATATACAGAATATTTCAGAATAGCATCAGCCGCCGAGTGCTCTATGGGATATTCAATAAGGTGAACCTAGACACTGGCGATACGGGCGTACCGCACTCCTCCCGGAACTGATGCTGAAGTTATTATACAACGATGCATGGAAAGACACAATGGGATGTGTTCTTTCTGTGCACTTTTTTATGAGTTGACAATCATCCGATTTCGGATTATAATACAAAATTATCCGATATCGGATAAAATGTATTTGAAAGGAGACTGGAAGCGT